GCAAATGAAAATATTGAAATAGGATGGTCGACAGAAAAGAGAGCATGGATGCTTGATCTTGAAGAAACTTCTGTGTTATGGTTAGTTAACAATCTAGTCGATGCTAGCACAACAGTAAGTGAGGAATTTAAGCAGCTAAGTGAAGAAATTCTCCGAGCAGTTTCTGATATCGAACACCATGCACCTATGCTAATTGAAGAAAACGGAAATTTTCGATTTGTTAATGTTCACAGTTCCGTACCCCAACCAATTGGCATGGCTGTTAAAGACGCCTTTCTATTGGCCAGACGCTATGGAATTACCCTATGGGACGAAAATTCATTAAATCTGTTAAAAAAGGAAAAAAATTCGGCATTTTTTATGGAGTTTTTAGACAAGAACGACCTAAAACCTTTAAAAATTAACTCGAACGAAACGACCATTGATCAGTTTAGTGATCTAATTGATTACAATCTACCGGTGCTAATTGTAGTTCCCGGTCTAAACGAACTAGCACATGTTAAAAAATGGACAGAGTACTTAAAAAGCCGAAATTTTGACGAAAAATCCATAAGTGTGCTATTTAGGTTAAACAACAATGTTAACAGCAATTTTAATATTTTTGTGAAAGAAAATAATCTCAACGCTCCGCTTTCAGAACATACTAAGGCGGTATTCATTAGTCAAAAAATTCCTAAGCCGTTGCTCAGCTCAGCTATAAAGTTCAATTTAATTGTAAATTTAGGGGCAATTAGTGGGGTACATTTTAGTCTATCTAACTATGTTGATTCATGTGCTGATGTAGTACAATATACAGAGAAGGATGATTAAATGGCGTATTGTAAAATTGTTATTAAGGACGAAGTGAATGTCAAGATTGAGAACTTAGACCTTGACACTCGTAAGTCTCTAGTGAAAAAATTCAAATATTTCGACCAAAAAGCTAGATATTTGCCTGCTTATAAATTAGGTAGATGGGACGGGTGTACCAGCTTCTTCGGACTAGGTGGTACAACTTTCATGAGCATGTTACCAGAGGTAATTGATGAACTTATTCGAATGGGTTACGACCCGGATATTGAGGATCATAGGCCTAACATTCAGTTGAAATTTGAGAAAATTTCCGAAGATTTTTGGGGTGATAAATGTTGGCCCGAAGGACATCGATTTGCCGGGGAACCTATTCGACTTCGTGATGATCAAGTTGAGGTTGTTAACAAGTTCCTCGAAAATCCTCAATGCATCCAAGAGATTGCTACAGGATTCGGTAAGACTATTACCACCGCAACTTTGTCGAAAATTGTGGAAAAATACGGTCGATCAATAACCATTGTTCCTAACAAGAGTCTTGTCGAACAAACCGAAGAAGATTTCATTAATGTGGGGCTGGATGTAGGAGTCTACTACGGGGATAGAAAAGAACTAGGTAGAACACACACTATTTGTACCTGGCAAAGTTTGAATATTTTAGACAAAAAATCTCACGAAAATGACGATGCTCTAGACCTTGCTACATTTCTTGAAGGGGTTCAAACTGTAATGGTTGACGAGGTACATATGGCCAAGGCAGATGTACTGAAAAGATTACTGACTCAAAATATGAGCCATGCAAGCATTCGTTGGGGATTAACTGGTACAGTACCGAAAGAGGACATCGATTTTCAAAATATTCGTGCCGGCCTGGGGGATGTTGTTCATAGAGTTGCTGCACATGAATTACAAGATAAAGGTGTCTTAGCACAATGTCATGTGAACATTATCCAGACTGCGGAGTGGAAAGAGTTTCGAAGTTACCCAGAGGAATTGAAGTTTCTTGTATCCGATACTGATCGTATGACATGGGTGGCAAATCTGATTAAGGAAGTATCTCTTAGCGGCAATACACTTGTTCTAGTTGATAGAATCGAATCTGGAAACTTCCTAGTAGAGGAGATACCTGACAGTGTTTTTATCAGCGGTAAAATTAAAACTAAAGATCGTAAGGAGGAGTATGATGAAGTTAAAACAAGCGACAATAAGATTATTGTGGCGACTTATGGCGTGGCCGCTGTTGGTATTAATATTCCTAGGATCTTTAATTTGGTTCTTGTGGAACCCGGAAAGAGCTTTACGAGAGTTATACAAAGTATTGGACGAGGTATTAGAAAGGCTGTAGACAAAGACTTCGTGCAAATCTGGGATGTTACAGCATCGACCAAATATGCCAAGCGGCACTTGACCGAGCGAAAAAAGTTTTATAAAGATGCCAAATATGACTTTACAATTACCAAGGTAAAGTATTAAAATATATTAAAGGTCAAGGAGAAATAAAATTCAGATTTTAACATTAGACAATAGAATATATCATTTAAATGATTTGCCGGATGAGATTGATGAAGACTTGCGGTTCTCAGTTTTAGACAATAGCGATCCGCATAATCCAGATTACTTCTATATTCCGTTGATATTTTTAGAATCTTTTACGGCTCCTGCTGCTGTATTAAAAATCGGCGAACACACAGTTAATATGCCGTTAGATTGGTGTACGATTGTAGGGGATCCAGAAGGTCCTGAAATGGAAGTAATACCGCTTACTAGTTTAAATGATAGGGGATTTAAAACCTTTATTTTCAATCCTTTAACAAGTTTTAGACCAGAATTTTATGAAATCGATATCGTTGATGTTTATCAAGATGTTAAGTGGTACTTTCCAAAAATGAAACCGGGGCAGTTGCTTTGCACTCCGCTTAGTAATGATCCTCAACCGCCTTGCGCCTATTTTGTGAAAGAAGTAAGTCGACAAAGCGAAATTGTTTATTACAGTCAATGTTGGTGATAATATGGGAAATTTAAAACCAGGTGTTCAATACATTTATGAAAGTCCAGACGGTGGAAAAACTGTATATATGCGAGAACCGGGAACAACTGAACGCACTCTAGTCGGTTATAACTTACCTAAAAGAGTTGATCCCCTTGATCGTATGCAGGAATATTGTGAAATACATTTTGACGAGGAATTGTGGGCAGATATGCACAGAATTGCAAATCAGCATCCCACTCTTCAAAAAGCCCTTGATCAATGTAAGGCAACCTATCATATGATTAAGGATGCAAACCCTAACCCTATTCAATGGCATCCAGTATAATGGCAGCAAAATTAGACATCGGCAGAGAGTTAGGTGCAGTTAATTCTCGAAATTACGAATTTTACGATAACCTAACTGAGGAAGAGCGTAAGGCATTTAGTCCTTACATTCTTATGAGATATGTAGCAAATCCTCAATGCGATACTGAGACCTACGAGTATATTCTCGAAACAGTTAACGAAATGGTCAATAAAGATCATTGGCAACTAAGTAAGAATCACAAGGCATTACTGTGGAAATTGTTTGCTAGTTGCGGTGTCGGGTTTAACCTCAAGTACACTTATCTTAAAGCAGGATCAAAAGGAAAAGTAAATAAAATCGAAAAACTTTTGGCTGAACTTTATCCTGCTATGAAAATCGATGAGATCAAAATGATGGCATCAATGATGGATAAGTCAGACATGCAAAAACTTTTTGACGACTTAGGTTTTGATAAAAAACAAAGAAAAGATTACGAGTGATATGATTGCTCTAGTAGAACAACCCAACCAGTGTGTACATTGTAAAAGAAAGTTTGTCAATCCTCGCACATTGATTAGTCATATGTGCGAACAAAAACGCAGAGTTCTACAAAAAGACGAAAAGCGAGTACAAACTGGATTTTTTGCCTACAACAGATTTTATCAATTAACACAACAATCTAAAAAACAACAAACATATAATGACTTTTGTAAAAGTTCTTATTATAATGCCTTTGTTAAATTCGGCAGTTTTATCAACAATGTAAATCCTATCTATCCTGATCGGTTCATCGACTTTGTAATTAAAAGTGGGGTTAAATTGGACCATTGGTGCCGCGACGAATTATACGAAACATATCTTGTTGATCTGGTAAAAGTCGAACCGGTTGAAAGCGCCATTCAACGATCTTTGCAATATATGATGGACTGGGCCGACGAAAATAATTCTGTATTCGCTCATTACTTTCTTTATGTAAGTATAAATCGAGCAGTGCATGATATTCGAGATGGCAAAATTAGCCCTTGGTTAGTTATGAATTGTAAAAGTGGTGTTGATTTGTTAAAGAAATTCAACGACGAGCAATTAGAATTAGTTAACAGAACATTGGATATACCATATTGGGCGAAAAAAATCAAAGACAATCCGGGCGATGTAGCACTTGTTAAAGAAGTATGTAAGGAGACAGGAATTGCCTGATATCGATATCGATTTTCCTGACAGGGATCTTGCTCTTAAATATATTAAACATATACCTGCAAGTCGAGAGGATCATAATCAAATAAAGAAACACAATACTGGGGTTTATTGTCACTCTATTCCAGTTAATCCCTTGACCGGAATGGCGGCAATCGAATATAAAAAAGCTGAAGATCGAGGGTACTTTAAGATAGATTTTTTGAATGTTGGCATTTATAAAGATATTAAATCAGAAGAACATTTAATTGAATTGATGAACACGGAGCCATTATGGGAACTTTTGGAACAGGACGATTTTTGCAATCTGCTCTTTCACGTCAATGGTCATGGGGACACACTAAGAAAGATGAAACCGAAGACGATACCCCAACTAGCGGCAGTTTTGGCTATGATCAGACCAGGCAAACGACACTTAATAGGGCAAGACTGGACGACCGTGATGAAGGAGATTTGGACGAAGCCGGAGAACGATGAATATTATTTTAAAAAAAGCCATGCACACAGTTATGCAATGCTAGTAGTTGTGCATATGAATTTAATCTGTGAAAAAATCAGTTACGG